TGTTCCTTTCGGACCGGGCCGCCTTTACTCAAAATATGCGGTATTACCGAAACGAGCTGCGCAAGCGGCCCGGGAAAGCCGCGTTGGGCGGGCAGATCGCGGACGCTTCGCAAATTATGTCTTTCGGTAAGCTTGAGTTGTCTTCCGGGGTCAAACACTTGGTCCGGACGAGCAAGACTAAGTTTGAGCGGTTCAATACCTCGACATTGACATGGGACTCAATATCCAATACGGCATGGACCGGCGGGGATGAAGACTTCCACTCGATCGTCAATGTGACCGAGAATGACATGATAATTGTCACGAATTATATTGACGCGATCCGGAAATGGACCGGGTCGGGGAATAACGCGTCTTTGGGAGGTAGCCCGCCGCGCGCGAAGTATGGGTGTTATCTTTCGCCGTATATCCTTTTGGCTTATATCAATCAGCTTGGGGTTGTGAGTCCGTGGAAGATCCAATGGAATGATACCAATGCTCCGGAAATGTGGACCGGCGGTAATTCCGGATCGGCGCTTATAAGCGATGAGCCGTCTCCAATTCAGAATATCGCGAAGCTCAATGAGTTCGTCGCGGTCTATAAAAAGGAGTCTTTGGCGCTTGGCCGGAAGGTCGATACGGCGGATGTCTTTTTGTTTGAGACGATCCGGACCGGGGTCGGCTTGGCGTCTCCGCGCGCCTTTGCCGACGCGGAAGGCCAGCATTACTTCATGGGCCTTAATGATTTCTATGTGTGGAACGGAGCCCGGGTCGAGTCGATCGGTGGGCCGGTGCGCGATGAAGTCTTTGCTCAAGTCGACCGGGAGAAGATCAACCGGTGCTTTGCCGTCCATATTCAAGAGCTTAATGAAGTATGGTTCTTTGTCGTTGTAGCCGGCGGGTCTTGGCCGACTCAAATATGGAAATATAATTATCGGCTCGGGTATTGGTATTTTGACACATGCAACCTTTTGACCGCGGCGATCAAGTGGGAGCGGATCAATAGCCAATCATGGGACGACGATCCCGGGGCGTGGGACGACGCTCAAGATATTTGGGATTCCGGGACCTCGGTCGCGGCTTGGGAGGACATCGTATTCGGCAATAGTACCGGGTACGCGTACAATCTCGACTATTCGACGACCAATGATGACGGCGAAGCGGTAAGCGCTTTTGTTGTCAGTAAGGATTATACCGGCGATCAGCTCGAATTTAATAAGCGGTGGCTGCAAATTGATATTTGGGCCAAAGGCCCGGGCAAGCTATATGTGGATTACTCGACGGATGAAGGGGACACATGGGTCAATATCCCTTATACGTCAACACAGGCGTATATACAGTTAACCGGCGCGTATGTCAAGACGGAAATGTACTTTGACATACTGGCCGAAAAGATCCGATTCCGCTTCCGGAACGCGGAAACCGGCGAGACGTTCTTCCTCCGAAACTTTTATCCGTATTATTTAAGTCGAGATCAAATAGCTACGAGGAGGTAGAACATCATGGCCGAAGAGAAAAAAGCGGATGGTTTGATTTGGTATCTGATGACGGTATTAGTTAGCGTTCTGATCATGGCCGGCGCAGCATGGGCGGCTAATGTCAATAAGAAGATGGACACGATCGTCGGTCTTGAGACCAAAGTCGAGATCATATCGAATGATATTGCGGCGATCAAGAATCTGATGATCCGCGCTCTTGACGAGGCGGACGAGAGGGATAAGCTGCCTTTAATTAAAAGAACACGTTAAAAGGAGGTGTTGGATGAACGAGCAGTTGAAAATTGATCTATGGGTGGCCTTTGTCCGTGGCTTGAGAGTTACGGTCGGTTTGGTTGTTGGCGTTGGCGTTGCGTATTTTACGCAGCAACCGGAATGGATCGCTTTGTCGCCGGTTATCAGCGCCGTCGGCAAATTTGTTCGGGAGAAGTTTAAGATCGATTGGCTTCCGATATAATCTTATTTCAAGTTGAAGGGAGAAATTGAGATATGAAAAAACTTCGAGCAGCGCTCGCAATCTGTATTATGGCCGGACTTTTGTCCGGATGTTCTTTACTGTCTCCGTTTAGCGGCAACAAACAGAGTCAGCAATCGGAGTACTCCAAGACCTCGACCGATGAGAAGTATCAGACGGCCGCGGTCATTCGTGGCAAGACGGTCATTCTCAATAATCACATTAAGAAGAACGAGCTCAACCGAAAGAATAAAGACGTCCCCTTGAACGGCTGGCAAAAGTTCTGCCGATGGCTTGGGAATTTGAGCATATTGACGGTGTTGATCATCTGCGGCGGATTGTTTGCCGGGACGAGCGCGCCGTTGGTGTTCCTTCTGAATGGATACAATCGTTTCAAAAAGGCGTTCATTCAGACCGTCCGGGGCATTGATCAATCCGGCGAAGTCAAAGAAGGGTCCAATTTGGCAAATTCTTTATCGAAGGTCCAAGACAATGACGTCAAGGCCCTTGTCGATGACATCCAGCAACCCGGGAAAGCGAGGTGACCTCGTGATAGAATTTATCTTGACAGCGATAAGCTCCGTCCTCTGGAGATTGGGAGGATGGAGCAGGGCCAAGTGGTCCGGGTATCGGGACGTCCTCATCCCGGTCATGTACGGTATTTATCACATCGTTACATGTAATTGGATCATCGGCCTCGGGACTTGCGCGGCGTCTAATTCCATCCGGATCGGGTACGGCGCTTATGACCCGGAACATGATGACAAGCCGTCTTGGTTGGCGAAGATCACAAAGGATAGGGAGGGATGGCGGATCCGGGGGATATACGGATTTATCACGTCTTTCTCTATCGGGCTCTTCCCGACGATATACCACGTTTATTATGAGCATAAGCTCATAAGTCTTTTGGGATTTTTGTTATATATCGTTGGCAACGTGGCACTTGAGATTATAATAAACAAGAGAAAGACCGGCGACACAATGACGGAACTGCTCAACGGCGCCGGCCGGGGATTGGTGATGTTCCTTTGCAGATAAAGACGCGTCTTAAAACAGTCAAGCCCGGGAACGAATTTGAGAAGGTCTTGGAGCAGGAGCTTCTTGCTTATACTTCGGACCTTGCCCGCCTTTTAAATGGCGGATTGCGGTTTAGTGATAATCACAATGCGGAAACGGTCGCGGTAGCAGATACAGGCGGGGCCAATACCGAGTTTACGGTTACACACTCTTTAAAGCGGATTCCGGTGGGCTTCCTCGTCGTGAGCCGGACCGGGACCGGGGTCGTCTATAACAGCGGGACGACATGGACAGCAACGGCTATTTATCTTAAATGTACGACGGCAAATAATAACATTAGCGTCTTGGTATTTTAAAAGGAGGATAAGATGATACAGGGATTACTTGCCGCAGCTCCATCGCTATTTAGTATTGCCGGGAGTTTGTTCGGGAAGAAGAAGTCCGGCGGGGATACGGTCGCACAGCAGACCGTTCTGGATCCTCGGCAATCCGCCGCGGCCGATTCGATCTCGAAGTATATTCAGCAATATTTGGGTCAGTATCAGCCGGGTAAAGAATATACCGGCGACTTCACGGCGGATATGACCGGGTTTGAGAATACCGGACTCAATCGGCTCAATAGTTTTCTTTCCGCGCCGGAGACCGGGGATTTGTTTAATGCGGCTTCGCAGAATGTCCTTGATACGGTGGGCGGGAAGTTCGCGGATCCGCAGACGTCGCCTTTTATTCAAGCGATGACGAATTTGTCCAAGATGAATCTTCAAGACGCCATCACATCGAGCCGGCGCAGCGCGGGGTCGCGTGGCGCGTATTTTACCGACTCGGCTATTCGGGAAGAGGGTCGGATCACGGACCGGACTTTGGCGAATCTTGACGCCATCATCGGCGACTTTACGAATCAAGAACGCGGCCGTCAGCTCCAAGCCATTCCATTGGCGCAGAGTCTCGAGAAGTACAAGAATATCGACATGCCGCTTACCAAGATCGGCGCGACACAGACATTCGGGTCTTTGCCGAGGTTGATCGAGCAGGCGGACCTTGAGGCGAAGTATGCCGATTTCAACCGGCAGCAAAAGGAATTAGGCGCGGTCCCGGGACAAGCGCAGCAATTTTTCGGCACGAATACGCCGGTCATCCCGAGCTATACCAACCCGGTGGTGCAGGAAAATACGCCGTTTGGGAACATCATGGACATTCTTAGTAAATTAAATTTCGGCGCGCTTGGTGGTAAGGGTGATGTTTGGAGCAAGCTCGGCGGACTCATTAAAGGATAAGGAGGATCGCGATGGCTTTTGATTCTTTGATTAACCGGCTCATTCCGGAAGGGTCGGTCATGGCCGGTCAGCGGCCGAAGGTGATCGTTTCTCCCAACGGTGAGCCCGGGTATCATCAGACTGACAAGTTGAGCACTCTTGTCCGTGGGATCGACGCTTTTCAGACCGAGGCGAAAGTCAAGGAAGAAGAGCAGATGAAGAAGGCAGAAAAGCAGTTCGATATGTACAAGACGCTGCGGTCATCCGGATACGATCCGGCGCGGGCGTTTAAGGCGGTCAATAAACTGGAATTGCCGGACGAAGCCGGTGGCGCTACGGACTCGGAAAGAAAGACCGACG